TAGGTCTAATTTCTTGGATACCTTCTTTTGGATTATCGTTGTTTAGTACCAAGTGATGATATAATCGGCCGTCAACATACCAACGACGGAAGATGTCGTGACCTAGTTCTTTGAAGTTCAACATAGAATATATGTTGTCAAATTCTTCTTTAATTAGTTTTTTAATTTTATCTGGCACATCAACGTTGTCCAGATTAATATCAAGTGTCTGTTCTAGTTCACTGCCTGTAATGGCTTCATTTACAATATCTTCAATAGCGGCATCCACCTCAGGGTGCATTGCATTGCCACGATATTTCATAATCAATTGGTAATTATCTTTGGAATCATCACCATCTAGATTCAGATATTGACCATAGTGTGTACCAGAAGCTGTGGCGTAACTACCACCTTCATCGTCCCGTGGTGGAACAATGGATGGGCGTTTTTCGTCTGATTTGTCTTTTGCTCTTTTGATTTCAAAACCAAAGAGTTTCAGACCTTCTTGTGAGCCTTCTGCCATAATCAGTCCCCGGTTAGAGTAAGAAAGGCCGAGCCTACCCCGGCCTTTCTAGTATTTATTTAAGTTGTAGTATTGGATTCCCAATACTGGAACGCCCAGGTACAAGTAAATCTCTCGATGTTATCGTTGTCACCGAATGACAAAGAAATCGGTGAGAGATCTTGTGGATATGCACCACGGAAGTTGTACGTCTTAATGATGTCACCTTCCCTATCAAGCTGTTCAACTTTTAGATCTGCCTCGTATGCAACTGGTACTGCAAGACCGGTGTTGGCATTATGCCCATTGATACCGTTCATCCAGCGCTCGATTGCATCACGGATAGCAAAGTCTGTATCGTTTATGATTGTGGTTGTCCATTCTGCAAATGTACGGTCACCAGCCATTTTTAACTGACGGCCACGGAATGGAACCATAATCTGTCCAAACGTTGATCCTGGTAGTTCTGCTGCTTCAACCAAGAAGGATGTTAGTTCAGGATTACCATCGGCAAAGCCAGGATAGTTAATTGTTACCTGAAACAGATTGGGACGGGCGCCCCCACCTCTCAGTTTAGCCTTGAAATCATCAACTCCTAAAATAGCCATTGTTTACCTCCTTACACCGTGCCTACGACTTCTTCGAAGTCAACACCGGTCCGAACAGCAACAAAGTTAAGAGTGACATAGTTGATTGAACGAGCAGGCTTAATAAAGATATTAGCAATAAACTCGTTTCGGTCAACTACGGCCGGAGTG